ATCAACAACTTGTCTGAACCAATATTGGCAGTAATGCCTTTACCACCGAAGATGTTGTATCGCATCTGTAGATTATCGATGACGATCTCATCGTATAGATTGGCCTGAACCTGGTGCCGGTAGCGAAGCAGATCAACGGTATAGGACTCATGTACTGTTACCTCCATGGTGCCACCCGGCCCGACATCAGGATCATGCACTGTCCGAGTGACCGTCCGGTACCGGGTTTCTGGGATGATCTCATGGGTGTAGGTATCCACATCACCGATCGACCCACCCTGGCGCCGGCGCTTGAGGTTGGAAAAACTCAACGTACAGTCAAAGTCGGCATCTTTGAATCGAATGGCGTGATCAGGGCGTGTGTGGGTAACACCCCTCACAGACTGAAACTGGCTGGTGTTCGGGCTTTTGAGGTAAAGCCAGTTAAAGAATTTATACAGGTACTCAATCTCGGCTGGATCTTCTGAGCTGGCCGGTACACCAAACATCATCACGGCTTGATCCAGTTTATGGCTGTCCGGGTTTGCATGGATCGTATCGCCCAGCTCCTGGAAGTTCATACCCAATTTACTCACCAACTCGTCGGTGCTTTTGTACTCCTCAGTGTCCTGGTATTGCGAAGCCGTGCGGTTGGTGTCGTTGTGTCGGAACAGGACCGCTGGCATGAACGTGCCACTGGCTTCTGGATCGCTGTCGTGTACGGTATCCAATACCGGATACAGGCCGGTACCGTACTCATAGGTGAAGTATCCAATATAAGGTACTGCCCCTACGGTGTACCGGTACTTGGCCTGGAAATGTTCCTGGTCCTCTTCAAAGCTCTCCAAATTAAAGAACAGCGTACTCTCGTATCCGTCTTCTTCAATCAAATGCACCATGACGCCATCTGATATGGCATCGCCCATCTGCCACACAGGTGTCTTAATACCGGCGCCTCTTGAGGGTATGTACCGGTCTTGTGGGTGCCTGTCCCAGACATCCATCGTGCCATCGTCAGGTGTGCTCTCAGTCTCTGTGGTGGCTGTGGCATCTGAGGTTATAGCGGTGGTATTAATATAACCCACCATATTCTTGACCCAGACCTTATGACCTTTCTGGGCAGACAACGCCCTCACCTCATTGGTGAACTCGTCGTAGTCGTAATCGGCGGTTAGTTTTTGCCAACCCACATGCAGATTGTTCATCGGCGCAAAGTAGAAGTAGTCCATGCTAATGGCCTGGCCTACCTCAATCTCAAGGATATTCTTGAGGGTGTCTTTACCATCTGACGCATCCAGGATACTGGCTTCCAAAGTACCGTAAATATAATCGCCTCGGGCCGCAGCTCGGTAAGCTCGCTCCGCTTTTAAGGAAAAACTTTGCATCGCATTATTGACGATCGTATGGGTGATGCGGGTGTCGGTAAAAATAGAATCAATCACATTCTTTTGCCGTAAATCAGGTACCTGCGAATCCTCTATAACCCGGGTTACCTCCGTACCAACATACGTTTTCTTTTTGCTACTGAACACTCCCATACGTATCGCCTTTTATGTCTACGTACAAAGAAAGGGGCCGTAGCCCCTTTCTTATTGCGTTAATAAATCACTACTGCTTATGTTGGTGGTGTCTGCCTGATCCCATCCAGCAGCATACTAATGGCTTCACCAACTTTTTCGTCTCCTAGATTATTACCGGTACCATCACCGGCTTTAGTAGTACTGTCCATCGTTTTACGGACGTTCCAGGTATCGACCATTAGCTTGGCGGCTTTCTGCTCAGCATCCCGGATATACCCGTTCTTCTGGGCGTCGTACAAGGCGATCTGCTTGCCTACAACACTATCTTCGTTAATGACTGCACCTGACGTCTGGGCTTGCTCAGTGACCTTCTTCTGACTCAGTAGGGCAGTCTCTGCAATCGTCTTGAGCTTCTGCTCATTAATCAGGTCGAACTCAGCACTGAGCTTGCACTCTTGGGCTAGAAGTACCGTACCCTCGATAATGGCGTTAGCTGTTTGCTGCTCCACCAGCGCGGTCTGTGCCTCTGTCGCCAACTTATCAGCCAGCATGTTGATCTTCTGTTGTTCTTGGACCTTTACCTGCGCGTCTATTAGCTCGCCCTGCTTAGGAATGTTGAGTGCTTCTGCAATCAGGTTTTCTGTCTGTTGTTCAGCCATGGCCGTTTGAGCCGTAATCTGATCCCGCTCTGTAACCAGGTTAGCGGTCTGCTCCGTAAGCTGTGCTTGCCTCAGATTCTCTGACTCAAGTTGTTTAGCCAACAGTTGAGCTTCAAGGTCCACTTTCTGTTGGGTCAGCAGAAGCTGCAATGATTGGCTCATCACAGACTGCATGGCCCCGAGGTAGACCATGGCATACTCAGAACCTTTGATACGGTTCTTTTGGTACTCTACCTGGATGTGGGCATTGGTGGCTTTCATTAGCCCGTCGAAGACGCCACTACCATCTACAACACCTGTCGTCAGGTCGGTTACCGTAATTTCTGCCATAGGTCTACCTCACTTTTCCAGTGTATTAAGTGGTGGCTGCTGTGCCTTTCGCCATAGCTTGACGTTGAGCTAATTCTTTCAGCTCTTCAGCAGTCAGCGGATCAAGCTCCACAACACTGAACTCACGGATCAATTTACCTTCTTTGATGGGTCGGCCTTTCGGACCTTTTCGTGTGGTAAAGATTTGGCACTGGGCCTGCTTGATCATATTGAAAATGATGCGGGGCACATGCCATTCAGTATCAAAAGGTACAACTTTACGGAAGGTACCAACGATGCCGTTACCGGCCATAAAAAGCTGGTTGTCGTAATCCCGTTTATGCGGGTTCATGCACGTAATTTGGACGCGAACTTGTTCTGACGCTTCACGCTTCATACGAAGGCGAAAGGCGGTTTTACTTTCAGGCTCGTCTTCAGTTTCTGTCTTGTTAAGCTCAATATCTGGTGTAGTAGCGGCCGCCACTTTTTCAAGCAACTTACCCAGGCCAATGCTCGGGTGATATGCAACGCCAATCGTATCGGCATGCTTCTTCAACTCTTCCAATTCGTTTGGGACAGTAGGCTCTTGTGTAGTCGTAACGTCGGTCATCTAATTGGCTCCAAACTTCAAAATAAAGGCTAAGGGGCGGCGAACCACCCCTTAGTAATCAACTACCTACTACTTACAGAACAGCGGCGGTTTTAATCATCGCAATACGCTCTGCACGCTCAAGCAAGAAGCCGTAGAACCATTTGATGGACATGAAGCCTGTCTCACCGTAAGGGTCCATGGCATAGCTTGCTTCTGAGCCCGGCTTGCTGTGTTTGATCTTGAACTTCACGGTCTTACCATCGGTCTGAAAACCAATAGTAGAAAAGGAAGCATCACCAACCACCAACATCGGAAACACGTCGTAGGCATTGCCAGTTTCGTAATGAGTTGAGGTAGTTGATGCGTCAGCACCAGCGCCTGCGAACTTCATCATTTCGGGAACGACCACAATACGGAAGTAACCAACAGTACCGATTTCACCGTTCAGAATAGTGCCGCCGGAGCCGTACTTCTGGACTGGGATAAAGGCTTGATTACCGTGCAGATCCGTCATGCCTTCGATAGTAGGTTGCATCTCGGAACCAACGTACATAACGCGGCCGCCCGGAATGGTTTTGGTATCAACCAGGCGAGTACCGGTAATGACTTTGGTTTGCTTGGGAGTACGGTTCTGATCCAGGTCAATGGACAGGCGCAGCAAGTCGTCATACGTGACGATAGACGTGTCATCTACCGTTGCATCAGAGCTTGCAGCACCGGCGTATTTAACAACGCCTGCTGACATCAACAGATCGATTTGCAAAAGGTCTTCGGTAATTTCACCGGCACCGTTGAGCATTTCGCGGTTGATGTGCATCATCAAATCCGCATCACTGTCGAAGTCCAGGGATTCCTGGGTGTATTCATCGAAGAAGCCAAACTTGGAAATGGAGCCTTCAATTTCCTTACGCTTGAAGCCCACACGGTTAACCCGGCCGCCAGATTCAGAGAGCACCGGCATCTTGCCTGGGATAGAACCTACGTCCTTGCTTGAGCCATACAGGTTACCGTCAGCAAGTGTTGCACCGGCAGCGTCCAGGCCTTGATCGTTGATGTTCTCGTCATCAAGCAAGGGCAGATACTGGTACATCTTCATGGTTTTACCCATGTGCTTAGGCATGGAGCGTACATTGGCCAGTTGGCCGAAATACTGCTCACGACGCATCTCAATAAGAGCGCGTTTTTCATAAACATCAGTACGGATCTGAGTACCGACTTGCGACTCATCACCACCGGCTGGGTCGTTATATTGTCTAGCCATAAAATTTCCTTACTTACATAAGTTGATCGTTGTACTGTTTTTCATACTCTTCATCAGACATAGCCAACGGGTTGATGTCTGGAGCCTTAACAGCAGGTTTAGCTTTAGTGGAGCTTGCAGCTCGCTTCTTGCTTTTTAGGGCTGGGTTATCGACGGCTTTTCGAGCGGAGACAACTTTCTGCTTAGCAGGTGGCGCTGACTCTTGGCTTTCGCCAGTGGAGACAAATTTGCCTTGCTTGTGCATTGCATCGCCGGTTTGCGAATAAGCCTCGTAATCTGAAAGCCCTTTTAAGCGACCTAACGCACGTTCACGTTCAACCTCATTACTGACCTGCTCATAAATTCCACTAGCTACGTGGTCATTGATTACAGTTAGCACTTGGGGGTTGTTAGCGATCGTTTGCTTACTTGCTTCGTCCCACTTATTGCTGACAACGCCAATGGTTTTTGAATAGGTCGGTGAATCTGCAATAGATTCCAGCACCTCGTCCAGTTCCATCTCACGATCATCTACATTGTAAGTATTGGGTTTGTAGTCGCTGTCGGCATCGGTATCCACATCTAAGGGATCGACGCCGCTGTCTTTAATTAACTGCTTAATAGCACCTGGATCTTTCTTATGTAGATCGATCAGGTAATTCAATTTGCCTTCGTCCAGGAGACCATTGTTCTCCAGAAGTTT